TCATACGGGGACCCTCCCGGCAACTTCCGCCACGGATTTCACTAACCGGGCGAACTGACCAAGTGGTGTGCCGTCAGACTCCGTGAGTTTCATGAGTTCACTGGCTGTTACGGTGAGGGCATCAGCCTTCATCCCCAAGCCCGTCATGGTACGAGCGTCGCACCGGGAGACTTCGTCGGCTACCTTCCGCATGCGAGTGGAAGCATCTCTCACGCGCGCCTGCGCAGCATCCACACCAGAAATAGTACGAAGACGTGCCGTTTGCGCCTCATACCGTTCGGCAAGACCAATGTCGCGGGTGCATTCCTTTATGGCCTCTTCTCTGAAGGCCACGTTGCGGGCCAGTGATTTTTCCGTGCGGCCTTTGGGCGCGTGGCGTTCCCATCGGTCGAGCAGTTCCCGCGCTTTTTCGCTTGTGAGCAGCGTGAAGCATGTTTGCCGGGTCTTCTCCCTGAATTCGCGTGAAAGCCCTTTCGTCACGGTGCTCGTGTCTCTGAGCAGGAAGCGGCCGATAATGTCTCTTTCGGCGGCTGTGCTGTGGCGGTTGTCTTGTGCGTTTGCGTTCACCAAAAGTTCCTCGGGTGCCAACGGCCATTGATGGCGCCACTCATCCGCCAACCACTCCAACGCGTCCTGCGCTTCTTTCAGCTCGGCGCAGGCATCATAGAATTTGTCGTATGCGGAGATCAGTTTGGGGTTTTCTGCCTGGTCGCAGGCAAGGGAAGGCGCTCGGACGACGCCGGCGCCATGCGCATCAGGCGCGACGGCGACCGCTGCGGCCGTCGAGGCGGCGGCGAGACCCCAAAGAAGGGCACGGCGGGTGGCATTGGGCATACCTTCGGCGGTAGCCGGAATCGATGTGTTCGGCATGATGGGAGTTCCTGAAGTTGGTTGCGATACACATAAGGATGTGTGGATTAACCATCTTACAGAAATAGGTTGCTGTCAACACTTAGTTGTGTAAATTATCCAACTAGTCGTATGCAGGAGCTTGTTTTGGCTATCACAGGAAATCAGATCAGAGCGGCGCGGGCGCTTGTGGGGATGGACCAGCAGGCGCTCGCCGAGAAGGCCGCCATCGGCATCAACACCGTGCGGAATATGGAAGGGGCGGGGGCCGAGCGAATCCGCGTCCGAACGGATACTCTTGATGCCGTGGTTGACGCTCTCAAGCGTGCCGGTGTTGTCATTGTCGACGAAGGTCAGAGCGATGGCGGCCCCGGCGTTCGTCTGATCAAGAGCGGCCAACCATGACGTGCGGAGCGAATATCGCTTCACCCACGATCGGGGTCGCTACCCCCTTTTTGCCGGTTGGCTAACGCCTGTAATGCCTGAAGCTGCGCTCGCATGTCCTCTTCCTTCTTTGCTGGCTCATTCTCCGATAGCCAACCGCCGTCGGTGAGCGCGCCCCTGGATTCCTGCTGAATCCTCTTGGCGACAGCCGGGGCCACGGCGCGTATCGTCAGAACGGCCAACTCTTCAGAGCAATCAACCAACTCCTCAAAAATCTCGGCAAGTGCATCTAACCCGCGGTTCATCAGCCTCAGCTTTTCGACCTCGTCGTTGCTCTCGCGGACCCTCCTTTTCAATCCTTGGATTTTTTGGGCGCCGCGCCTTTTGACATGGAGAAGGCGCAGGCGTTCTTGCTCCAGGGTATCCGCTTTCGCGGATGCCTCTAAGCCTATCTCGCACAACTGGCGCACTGCCTCGGCTTTAGAGCGTAGCTTGTTTTCGGCCGCCCAATCGTCCAGTGCTGCGGCCTCCTCTTCCGACATCATCATCTGGAAGCGAACGTTTTTGGGGCTATCGGCCATCTTTTTCACCCAAGGAACATTTTCTGCAACGAGCTAGGAACATATTCCCGGACATGTGCATAGATTTTTTGTGGATTTCTTTGTGCACAAGCCAGAACATAAGGGGATCGTGGGATCGGTTCGTGGATTGTTCTTTGGTCACCGGGGTATATCGTGGTAATCTTGAGCATACAAATCACGGGAAAGAAAGGAAGACGCATGGAGTACCTTACCGCATCTCAGGTGAAGCAGCGGTACAAAATATCGGAAATGAGTTTGTGGCGCTGGCTTCACAACGAAAGGATGGATTTTCCAAGGCCAATCGTCATCAACCGGATCAGGCGCTTCAAAGAAGCAGATCTGATTGCTTGGGAGCGCAAGCGCGCAACGGAGGCTGCATGACAGCCGTGACGAAGCAGCAAGGGCCTAAGTTTGGCGACCCAACCCCTGCCGCCTCGATTTGGTTTCGCTTTCGCGAGCCCTCCAACATCAACGAAAGGATCGTCAATGCACAGTTCTACTAAGCCGCGCGCATTCATCCGAGTCAAGATTTTAGGCAGCGGCGAGCCAAATCAGTTGCCCATAACCGTCGTTGGCCGCGAGTGCTGGGCTTTGCGCCAACTCATGGCCTCTGGCGATGCCGGTTGCACGCCGATCGACCAACCAGGGCCGCGGTGGTCGCATTACGTCTGGAAGCTCCGCGGCTACGGTCTCATGATCGAGACGGAACAGGAGAAACATGATGGCGCCTATCCTGGCTATCATGCCAGATATTTTTTACGGAGCTGCATTGAGGTTATCGAAGCCTCTGACGATGCAAACGCGTCGGTGGCTGCATGACGGAACTGCCCGCAGATCCCAAGGTTGCCGAGGCCGCGCAGTGGATTGCCAATGGCGATCCTCGTCCCGACGTTGTTCCTGAAATCCGGCGCCGGTTTGAGTTATCGGCGCTTCAAGCGGCGCAAGCCTGCGGACTGGCGCAAAAAATCCGAGTATCGAGAGAGGCTTTTCAATGACCAAGGCTCCGGCCAAGGGCCAAAAGATGCAGGCCCTATATGCGCTGCACTGGATGCCAGACCTCGCGCCTGCGTCCAGAACGATCGGTGCATGGTTGATTTGGCATGCGAACGCCTCCACGGGTCGTTGCGACCCTGGGCAAGCTCGACTGCGCGACGAGACCGGTTTCTCGCGCAGAACGATCCAGACGGCCGTCCAGCAACTCGTGAATAGCCGCTTTATGTCCAGGTACCTGAGGCAAAACGAAAGCACGTCCTATGAAATAAATTGGAGCAAGATAAGCGACCTGGTGGCGAACTATGAAAACCTCGCGAAAACAGGAACGATTGTTGTCACCTCGAAGCAGCGTAAAGAGGAACGCCGCAAGAGAGGGGGCGCAGAAAACTACGCCCACCAGGCGCAGAAAATTGCGCCTCCACAGGTGCAGAAAATTGCGCCTAAATTCTTGGAAGAGAACTCTAGGAAGAAACACATGTTCCGGGACGGCGTCACTTCCGATGAATCGGAAGCCGACGCACCTATCTCTGTTTTTCACTCTGAAGGCTTTGAAGGTATAAATTTGGGAGGCAAGAAGGCGCATTCAGACGATGTGGTGGGATCTCGTATTCTCGCGACAAAGGAGGATGCCGGGTTCCTTGCGTATCTGGACCGCGAAGTAAGGAACGGCCGGCTCTTCAGCCGAGAGTTAGCTGAAAACATTAGGACGCGCCTCGGAGAGATCCATACTCAAGGCGGTGGTGAACATCAGCAGGGCGATCCCATCTTGGGAAGAGCCTCCCGCCTCATTGAGACAGAATTTGAGCGTGAGGACGCAGCATGACGTTGATCATCCCGTTCCCATCCCGGCTCCGATCGGGGCACGCCAGAAAAGTTGCTGCTCAGTTGGCGGCGGCTCGGACCAGACGCGAAGCCAATCATTTCCTGAACCGTGCGATCGAGATTCACGAGCGACAGTTGTTCGCAGCGTTTATCCAAAGCGACAAGATTGATCAGGAGCGTTCCGCATTCCTCTGCACAATTCACGAGGAATGCCGGAAACTTGGCTCTACCTGGCGTCCGGAGGTTTCCGAAGATAATCGTCCAGGAGGTGCTGCATGACGCGGATCACGGTTGGCCGGAACGATGCCGGCCAGTTCGAAATCACCGACCAGCGCGGGAAAGTCGTGTCTGGTCCGTATGAGACGAACGCTGCGGCTTGGTCGGCGCTCGACCGTATCGACCACGACACGATGCCTGGCAAGCCTCGCAGCAATAAGAAGGTTCTCTGGGGCAGGCCTGAGAAGCCTGCAAAGCGCAATGGCAAGAAGGCTAGCAGGCGGCAGGCGGCCAAAGACGAGCAGCGGATGAAGGTCAATGCCGCAAAGGCGCCTGGCTGGGTGCGGTCGGTCGCTGCAGCTAAATTTGATCCGGCCGGCGAACGAAAATTCCGGGATTACAAGCTCGGCGCGTTCGGCGCCGCCTCTGCAGTGAAGTGCATCGATCCGGCAACGTACTTGGCCGAGAAAGCAGCGAAGGAGGCTATCCGCGCTGTGAATAACTTGGAATGCGGGAGTTCTCGATGATCCAATCTAACGCAGAAATTGCAGAATCACCTTATGTTAGACCTTTCTTCCGAAAGGCGAAGAGCATGGAACTGCAGGCATTTCCGGTATTCGACGCGCGCCCACCACTCGCTTATATTGAATCATGGCGAAGGCATATTGCCGACACGGGCTCCCCCGAGACCTTCGAAAGCGTTTCGAATACCAAGCCACCGAAAGATGCTTCTGTCACTCTACTTTCGGATGTGGTCAAGGTTCCGATGTCGCTTCGGGTGGGAGGCGACAGGGTTCCATGCCCACTTTGCTCGCCGACCTCGCCAAAGTTCGGGAAGGGTAGGATGGCGTGGTTTCCTGACGAGCATGTTGTCCGGTTCATCGGGCACAGCTGCGCCAAGCGTTACCTCGGTGACAACTACTCGGCCGCTGAACGCCTGTTCAAGATCGAAGCGGCTTGCGCTGAGTTTATCGAGCAGTGGCCTCAGATTCAGGGCGCGTTACCGCAGATCAGTTCAGTTGTCCGCACCCTTTACGGCGTGAGTCAGCGACTAAGTCAGCTTCGAGCTTACATCGACGTCCAAGCCGCGGGCTTCGCCAGCTCATTTCACGGTGACCTTGTATCGATCGGCGGTCGAGTGTTCACGTCGCGGGAAGCTGGTGTGCAGTCCAGCTCAGTGGCTGGCCTGGAATTTCTTTCCATAGACTTTGATCCAGGAAGCACTGCTGAGAAGCTGATGTCGATTTGTCAGGATATCAAAAAACCGTTGCCAAACTGGCAAATCAGCGACGGTGAGGGAGCGGCGTCACGTGAGATCATCAAGCGAGGCCGGTCGGCATCCATCAACCTTAAAAAAATGTCCGCACTAAGAGATAAGATCGAGGATGCTGCTCAATTTCTCACAGTAACCAACCTTCGTATTCTGGAGCAATGGAGCAAGTCCGGCAATTCTCCATTCACAGTGATCAGCTTTGCCCGCGAAGGCGAACGGATCGACGCCGTCGTTGAAAGCTATGCGGGCCGATACGAATGGTCGGTAGTCTATCCGGGCGATCTGTTGATGGGGCTACCGACGAAACAGGAAATATCGAACCTGGGCATTATGGAGATTTTCGGTTGAACACATCAATGCTGACGAAGCCACCGATTAGCGTCGCCTGGTATTTAATCCGTGTCGCGCCGGGCGGCCATCGCATGGCAAAAGCGGTAAACGAGGCGATCGAGGAAAGGATTGGAGAAACGCTGGTCGAACGAGAATGCCGGGAAAGAGGCGTAGCGGTTTTCACGCCGTCGTTCTGGACCGTAGTTCGGCATCAGAGGACAAACCGTCTGATCGAGAAGCGCTTCCCACTATTTCCAGGCTATTCGTTTGTGCAGGTTCCCGGGATGGGCTTCGACCCGATCAAACAGTTCAGCTATGTCTCGCACTTCATGAGAGGTGGCGGGCATCACGGTTTGGCGTCGTTCACCGACAGGGAGATGGTCATGCTCTACGCCGCAGACATGGAAAAACGTGACCTGCATCAGACGATGAAGCGGAATGGAGAGGCTGACGTGCGTGAACACAGGCGCAGGGACATCAATCGCAAGATTGGCCTCATCTTTCCGAAGGGGCGCCGGAAGAAGATGCCTTTGCGCATGATGGCGTCAGCTGCCATCAACGGATTGCCCCCGAAAACTCGGGAGTATTGCCGAGCGCTTCTTAAAGAACTGGATCTGTTGGAAAAACAGGAAGAAGGTTGCACAAAGAATGATATCACGCTAGAATCTGCGGCGTGATTTGTGGTGTTTCAGCCGGACCGCCTTAGGGCGAAGAACAACTCGGCGGCCACTTTGCCGAACCATACATTCGGCGCGATGGAAGAAATGCGCCCAGAATTGGATGCGATTCTTGGTATCCGACACTGCAAAACAGATCAGTCGTCCGCGTAGATCCGGCTTACATCGCAGAGAAAGAGGACCATTCTTCTTTCGCGCTTAGCGCGACCTGAGTAGGCGGTCACATCGGTGGTCTCTATGAAACCTGCACCGTGAAGGGTGGCCGCCAGATCTATCAGCGACCGCTCGTCCGCAATGGCTAGGTGTCCCGCTTGCTCGATCGGTCGTTTCAACTCTACCGCATAGACTGGCATCCTCTGCTCTCCTTTAATATGGGGCGTAAGCTCAGTTTATTTTTACGTAGAAATATACCGCGACGTTTTTCGGTCTCGTTTCTGCATCGCCCCCGCCGTTTATCTCGACAGTGTGTTGATGGGCGCCCGCGAAACCTGTTTCGGTCGTCCCGACGGCGCGATAGTCATTGCCGCCTGCTTCGTATTGATCACCGCCGAACGAAACGCCGCCCGAATGTTTATGGTCGGCGACTACGTTGGTCTCTCCGGTGAATTTGCTGCGCATAGGGAGTGCCGTTGCATATTCTTCGACGCTTCCTGGCACTCTTCCAGTATCGGGGTTTATCCCCCGCAAGAACATACCTTTGAGGTTTGGCACTGGCTTATCATTGGTCAGGATTGCGAAGGCCGTACCGTTAACGGATCTGCCATCAGCTAGTATCCATTTCCGAACAGTGAGTGCAGCGCCTTCCTGCTCCCCAGTTGCTTTCGCGAAGTCTGGAGGAGGAAGAACCGAAGAGACTACCGTTCCCACCGGGGCGAAGTCTCTTTGAATCTGAGCCGCCACAACCCCCCCGATGGCGATTGAGACCTGACTGTAAAGCGCGACAACGGAACTCAGAATTGCGATTATCGCTGATATAGCGGCGGTTACCGCTCCAAAGCGAAACTGTTCTGAAGTAACTGGCACTTTTCCCCCTCCGGTCTGATGTATGCCCCTTTGTTCTTCACCCGCGTAAAGACAATCACAGCTTGCATCAGGAAATTGAAAGAGTCGATAGGCGGCAGCTTACGGATAAACTTAAAGGAGCACTGTAATGGACCTTCGATTGCTCCAGTCTCGCGGGACGAATCCAAGAACATCCCGCTGAACGAGATCGGGATACTGCTGAACGCCAACGAGGTATTTCAGCCCACATTCATCACCACACGTCCAGCCGATCAGAAGGCAGGGGATCATGACAGGCAGACCCACGAAGTTCACACAGTCCCTGGCGGGCACCATCTGCGAACGTATCGCTGACGGGGAAAGCCTCCGCTCGATCTGCCGGGATGACGCTATGCCGGCGAAATCCACCGTCCTTGCCTGGTTGGCTGATGACGACAAAGCCGCTTTTCGGACCAAGTATGCGCAGGCGCGCGAGATCCAGGCTGACGGCTTCGTAGACGAGATGGTCGAGATTGCCGACGACGGCACGAACGACTGGATGGAAAAGAAGAACGCCGATGGCGAAACAACCGGCTGGCAGGAGAACGGCGAGGTTCTTCGTCGCTCGCAGCTCCGCATCGCAACCCGGCAATGGATTGCCGAGAAGCTGAAGCCGAAAAAGTATGGCGCCAAGGTCGAGCTTGAACACGGCGTGACTGGTGAGGTGTCGCAGCTGCTGGAAGCTATCAATGGCAAAACCCGCGGACTTCCAAACGGCAGTTGATCAGTTCTCGGACTGGCGCTGGCGTCTGAACAACCTCTACTGGATCACGGACAAGGAAGGCAAACGGGTCCGGTTCGAAATGAACTGGGCCCAGATGACGTTCTTCGAGCAGATGCATTATCTGAACGTGCTGCTGAAGGCGCGCCAGCTCGGCCTGACCACGTTCATCCAGATCTTCATGCTCGATGCCTGCGTATTCAATCGGGACATTCGCGCGGGCACCATTGCTCACACCTTAGGCGACGCGCAGACCATCTTCCGGGACAAGGTGAAATACCCTTACGACAATTTGCCTGAGGGCATTCGGGATGCGGTCCCGATCATGAGGGACAACCAGACGGAACTGCTGCTGGGCAATAACTCCAGCATCCGTGTCGGCACTTCGCTCCGGTCTGGCACGCTGCAGTACCTGCACATCTCAGAGTACGGAAAGCTTTGCGCGAAATATCCCGAGAAGGCGAGGGAAGTCCGCACCGGCGCTCTGAATACCGTGCAGGCCGGCCAGCTGGTGTTTGTCGAGAGCACTGCCGAAGGGCAGGAGGGGCATTTCTACTCCCTCTGCGAAGACGCTCAGGTGAAGCAGCGGCAGTCGTCGAAGCTGACGGAGCTCGATTTCAAGTTCCATTTCTTCCCGTGGTGGAAGGAACCGCAGTATTCGATCGCGCCTGAGGGCGTCATCATCACCGAGGCCTTTTCCAAATACTTTCGCACTTTGGCCGACCAGGGCATCGAACTGACAGACGGGCAGAAAGCCTGGTACGTCAAAAAGGCTGAAACACAGCTCGGCGACATGAAGCGCGAATATCCATCGTCGCCGGCGGAAGCGTTCGAAGCCAGCGTAGAGGGCGCTTACTATTCGGATCAGATGGCGGTCGCCGACGCCGAGGAGCGCATCGGGATCTTCCCTCATGTGGCCGGCTACCCGGTGCATACGATATCCGACATTGGCATGGACGACACGAACAGCGTCTGGCTCTTCCAGGTCCTCCCGAGCCGCGTCCGGATGATCGGCTACTTCGAACACACCGGCACCGGCATGGATGGCATGCTCGACGAGCTGGAGCGCCGCGCCGAAGAGCATGGTTACGTCTATGGCGTCCATAATATGCCGCACGATATCCGCGTCAGAGAGTGGACGCGTGGCGGTATGACCCGCATCGAGATCATGCTGCAGGAGGTCAAGGCTCGAAACCTCGGTACCGTCCGGAAGGTCGAGCGCGCCTACGTTCATGACCGCATCAGCGGTACCCGGCGCATTTTGGCGAAGGTCGAGTTTGACCAGGCCGGATGTGCTCAGGGCGTGAAGTGCCTGCGCAACTACCGGAAAGAGTGGGACGAGGATCTTGGCGTGTTCCGAGATGAGCCGCTGCACAACTGGGCTTCGCACGGCGCCGACGCTTTCGGCGGCCTCGCTATCATCTTCACCGGCCTGGCGGCCGAACCATTGAAGCCAGAACCAAAGCGGCTGCCGACGTTCCAGACCATGACCTTCAACGACTTCGTCAACTCCACACCGACATTTGATAGCGAGCGCGTTTGATGAATAGCACGACAGGGCTGGCATCGCTGGAGGCTGACGACCCGTGGGATCTCGCGAAGGTCGGACAGAAGTGGCAGGGCGAACTTGAACGCGCTGAGCGCTATTTCAAATCCTGGATCGATCGCTGCACGAAGATTGAGAAGATCTACCTGCAGCAGTCCGGGCAGGACAGCACCAGCAATAGCAGTGCCAAGCGAAAGTTCCCCATGCTGTGGGCGAACACTTCGGTATTGCAGCCGGCCGTCTATGCTCGGGTGCCGCAGCCGGTCGTCGAGCGCCGCTTCAAGGACGCTCAGCCGGTGGCGCGGATGGCGTCCGAGCTTGTGGAGCGCAACCTTGCCTTCACTGCGGACGATGCCGATCTGGATTCGGTCATGCGCGCGGTCCGGGACGACTTCCTGCTCTGCGCCCGGGGCACGGTTTGGCTGCGCTACGAGGCCGATTTCGAGCCGATCGACATGGGCGTCGAGCCTTCCGATCCGCCAGCGGATGAAGGGTTTCTAAGTGGCGGCATGGGCGATAATGGCGGACCCGCTCTTGAGCAGATCACCGACGAACGTGTGTGCGTCGACTACGTGCACTGGTCGGATTTCCTGCACTCGCCAGCGCGGCGCTGGAAAGATGTCACCTGGGTGGCGCGCCGCGTCCCGATGACAGATGAGGAGTTTGACAAGCGGTTCCCGGAAGGGCGGACTAGCCTGAACGCCGATGGTCAGGGCTCCCGCCAAGGCGCAAACCAGACCGAACGCGCTCAGAACGAGGGCAAGATCAACGTCATCGAAATCTGGTGCAAGAGCGAAAACTACACCGTCTGGATCGCGGAATGCGCGCCGGTTGCGCTTGAGGTATCCGAACCGCCGCTGAAGCTCAAGGGCTTCTGGCCTTGCCCACGTCCGGCATTCGGCACCTTGTCGACGAGCTCGCTTATTCCAGTGCCGGATTACGTCTATTACCAGGGCCAGTGCGATGAAATCGATCTGCTGACGAAGCGGATCAACAAGCTGACGGATCAGCTGCGCCTGAAAATCTTCTATCCGTCCGGTGATGGCTCGGTATCGCCGGCGATCGAGAAGGCGATGCGGCCGGAAAACGACACGGTGATGGTGCCGATCCCGGAATGGGCTGCTTTCACTGACAAGGGCGGCTCGAAAGCCATCGTCACCTTGCCGATCGACGACGTGCAAAAGGTCATCGTCGCCTGCATAGAGGCGCGCAAGCAGCTTATTGACGACGTCTACCAGATCACCGGCATCTCCGACATCGTCCGGGGCGACACGCAAGCATCCGAGACGGCGACGGCGCAGCGCATCAAGAGCCAGTGGGGTTCTATCCGCATCCGCGACCGCCAGGCTGAACTGGCAAGATTTGCCCGCGACATCGTCAACCTCGCTGGCGAAATCATCTGCGACCAGTTCCAGCCGGAAACGCTGATGCTCGTCAGCGGCATTCAGCTTCCGACCGCAGCGCAGAAGCAGCAGGTCCAGATGCAAATGCAACAGCAGCAGATGATGCAGCAGCAGGCGGCGGCAAGAGCGCAACAGATGGGCCAGCCCGCGCCTCCGCCGCAGCCTCCTCAGTTGCCGCCGGAAATCCAGAAGATGATGGAGCAGCCGACGATCGATGAAGTCGTGCAGCTGCTTCGCAATGACAGTGTGCGGGGCTTCCGGATCGACATCGAGACGGATTCGACGATCGAGCCCGACGAGGATGCTGAGAAGCAGCGGCGCATGGAATTCGTGCAGATGGTCGGCGGCTTCATGCAGCAGGCCGGGGCTATCGCTCAGCAGACGCCGATGCTGGTGCCTGTGATGGTCGAGACACTTCTATTCGCCGCCCGTGGCTTCAGGGCAGGGCGTCAGCTCGAAAACACGCTTGAGCAGGTCGGCGCGCAGTTGTCGCAGTCAGCGACCGCTCCAAAGCCTCCGCCAGAGCCCACGCCCGAGCAGATGATCAATCTGAAGACGGCGCAGGTGAAGGCCGGCGCTGAGGAAAAGAAGGCCCAGCTGAGCGTTGCCCAAGCGCAAATCGAGCACCAGACCACGGTGGAGCAGGCGCGCAGCGACATGGCGGCGCAGGCGCTCCAGCAGTTCCAGCAACAGCCGCCAGCCTACCAGTGAACGAGGTTGAACCATGAGAGAACGCTTTTGCCGGATCTGTGGCGGCTGGCACCAGCTCGACAAGTGGCCGCACAACTGCATGCCGGCTGACAACCTGGCGCAGTCCGATCTGCCGGCGCCGCATTTCGTCAGCGACAACATCGATATCCAGTCGATGCATGACGGAAGGCACTACACCTCGAAAGCCAAGCTGCGCTCTGCCTACCGGGCGGCCGGCGTGGTCGAGATTGGCAATGAAAAGCCGCAGCCGATCGAGAAGCCGAAGACGGATCGAAAGGCGATCCGAAACGAACTGCGGCGGGTTCACGCCGAATACAACGCCTGAACGGGCATCAATCCCCGAAATAGGAAGCAATCCACATGGAAGACCTGATTAACGAGGCCGGCAACGGCAGCGAAGACCTCGGCACGTCCACCGAAAAGCCATTAAGCATCCGCGACAGCCTCAAAGCCGCGCTCGACAGCACCGAAACGGCAACGACATCCGTTGGCAGTGACCGACAGCGCGACGAGCATGGACGCTTCGCGCCGAAGGATGGGGATAAGGGCGTAACCGCTCCAGCCGCTCAGCCGGCCGCAGCAGCAGCGCCAAAGCCCGGAGATGCACCGGCAGCAGCAAACGCCACTGCAGCAGCCCAACAGGCTGCTCCTGCCGCAGCGCAGCCAGCAGAGCAGCAGCCGGCCGCAAACGCCCACCGTGTCCCGCCTGGCTGGTCCGCAGAGGCAAAGGCTCAGTTCGCAGGCCTGCCGCCCGAGGTTCAGGCCGCCGTCGCCAAGCGCGAGCAGGAGGTCGACAACGGCTTTCGCGTGCTTCAGGACTATAAGGGGCTCGAAGAATTCACGCCTATCGTCAAGCAGGCCGGCATCACGCATGCCGATGTCATGCGCAAGGCGATCGACTGGGAGCAGTCGCTCATCCGCGACCCGGTCAACACCGTTATTCACGTCGCCAAGATTGCTGGGGTAAATCTCTCTGCCCTCGTCAATGGTCAGACGAATCAGATCCTGCAGCGCCAGCCGCAGCAGGTTCAACAGCAACCACAGCCTCAGCCCGTCAACGTTGAGGCAACGGTTGAACAGATTCTCCGGAAGCGAGACACTGAAACTCAGGTCAATGCCTTCGTTTCCGATCCAGCAAACAAGCACGCCGAAGCCGTCTTGGACGATATGGTTGCCCTCATCAGCACAGGGCGAGCATCGAGCCTCCAGGACGCCTACGACGCCGCATGCTGGATGCGTCCCGATATTCGCCAGCAACTGATCAGCCAGGTTGCGCCGGCGAACACAGTCCAAGACCAGACGTCCCAAAGGGCCGCAGCGGCAGATCAGGCCCGCCGCGCCTCCCGATCGATCTCCGGCTCTTCCGCACCTGGGCCAACCCAAGGCGCCGGCGCCGGCCAACCAACCTCAATCCGCGACTCCCTCCGCAGCGCATTGCACGCTGCCAGCGGTCGCGTTTGACCAGAAGGAAAGTGATCCATGGTTTCCCCAAACCTCTCTGAAATCGTGACCACGACGCTGCGCAACCGCAGCGGCACGGTCGCCGACGACGTGACGAAGAACAACGGTCTTCTCAATCGTCTAAACAGCCGCGGCCGCAAGAAGCCCGTTTCGGGCGGCCGCACCATCGTTCAGGAGCTGCAATATGCCGAAAACTCGACCTATCGCAGATATTCGGGATACGACATTCTGAACGTGGCCCCCTCCGACGTCATCACCGCTGCCGAATACGACCTCAAGCAGGCCGCGGTCGCCGTCTCCATGTCGGGTCTCGAACAGCTGCAGAACTCCGGCGAGGATGCGGTCCTCGATCTGCTTGAGCAGCGCATCGAGAACGCCGAAACCACGCTGAAGAACAACATCGCGCTCGACTGCTATTCCGACGGCACGGCCGATGGCGGGCGACAGATCGGCGGCCTGCAGCTGCTGATCTCGACCTCTCCGACCTCGGGCACCGTCGGCGGCATTTCGCGCGCCACCTGGGGCTTCTGGCGCAACCAGAAATTCTCTGCCTCGGCCGATGGCGGTGCGGCGGCATCGACGACGAACATCCAGAGCTACATGAACCGGCTCTATATGTCCTGCGTTCGCGGCTCCGACGCGCCCGATCTCGTCGTCGCCGACAACAACTTCTTCCGCCTCTACTGGGAATCGCTGCAGGCGATCCAGCGCATCACCTCGGCGGACAAGGGAATGGCCGGCTTCCAGTCACTCCAGTACATGGGCGCCGACGTGATCTTCGACGGCGGCTTCGGCGGCGGCGCGCCTCTCAACCAGATGTTCTTCCTGAACACCAAGTACCTGTTCTACCGCCCGCACCGCGACCGCGACATGGCGCCGATCGGCGACGAGCGCATGAACACCAACCAGGATGCCTTCGTGCAACTCATGGGCTTCGCCGGCAACCTCACCATGAACAACGCCTTCCTGCAGGGCGTGTTGTTCGCCTAAGTCGAGAAAGGATCAACTCCAATGACCATCGCAACTTCCCAGACCGATCGTCTTGGCGCGAACCCGTTCGTCGTCGAAGGCCCGATCGTTTCCGGCTCCGGTATTCCCGGGCCGAACTTCGCTCTTGGTTCCGTCGCTGGCGGCAACAAGGAATCCGAGTGGGTCTATTGCAAGCTCGTTCTTGCATCGACCACCACGCTCCAGCCCGGTCAATGGTTCCAATGGGACCGTGACTATACCGCCTCGCTGCTCACCACGGCAGCGGCCGTGGTCGGCAATCGCTGCGGTGTCTTCGCAGGGGCAAACCAGGCCCCGACGCAGTCTGGTGGACCGGCACAGGCCATCAGCCTTGCGGCCGGCACTTACTACATCTGGATCCAGCGCAACGGCGAAGCTCCGGCACTCGTCACCACTGCGACTGCTGCTCTTGTCGTGGCGGAGACCACGGCGACTGCTGGTCTTGCAACGGCCCCGGCATCGCCGACGGCATCGAGCAAGGCGATCCAGGGCGTCAACTTCACTGCGGCCAACCAGACGTTCACAGCGACAACCGTCAACGGCTCCGCTGTGCTGTCCGCTCTCGGAAGCGTCACCCCGGAAGGTGGGCCGTTCATCGGCGCATCCATCTCGGGAACCGGCATTCCGGGTTCCACGACCATCAGCAGCATCAACTACACCCCGAGCGGCGTGGTCCAGAGCATCACCATGTCCGCCAATGCCACCGCCAATGGCACCGGCATCACGGTCACGGCAACGGGCGTGCTCGAAGCTACGCTGATGCGTCCGTACCTGTCGAAAGTGAACTAAACCACCGATCAGTGGCGGGCGCTTCGGCGCCCGTTTCCTTTTTCCCCGCCATCAACAGCGAGACAATCACCATGGCCGATAACAACACTGGTATTTACGCCTCCTTCAGCCTCGAACCGGTCGAGCAGACCTTTTTGACGGAGAAGGAAGGGCGTCCGATCTTCGCCGACAAGGAATTCGTCCGCATCTTCATCGCCGGCGACAAACACACCGAAGTCTATCGCGAGGTGACTGAGAACGACAAACTCCGCTTTTCTGAGGCTTACAAGCGCTTCAAGGAAGGCGCGGCCGCCCGCGAGCAGCTGACCGGCACGCCGCTGGCGCAATGGCCCTATCTCAAGCCCAGCCAGATCAAAGAGCTGGAGGCGATCAACATTTACACCGTCGAGCAGCTCGCAGCGCTTTCCGATACGGCAAAGCAGAAGCTCGGCATGGGTGCGAACGAACTCACCGCCGCGGCCCGCGGTTATCTGGCGACCGCTGAGAACTCCAGCGCCGCATCCGCATTCGCCGCCGAGAACGAGCGCCTGAAGGGTGAGGTCACCCGCCTGCAGGAGCAGATGAAGGAGATGGCGACCCGCTTCGAAGCGCTTGAAACCGAACGCCAGGGCGGCGGCAAGGGCCGCGGCCGCGAAGCCGCCTAATCGGAGATCCGCGCATGTCGCTGCTGACCATTATCCAGAACGTATGCGCGGAGATCGATCTTGACCAACCGACGGCTGTCATGTCTTCGGCTGACCCTCAAATCGGGCAGCTTCGCGTCCTGTCATATCGCGCCGGCAAGGATCTGCTGAAAGACCATGACTGGTCTGCGCTTGTGGTGAGCCGGGATTTCACAGCAACCGGAACAATACCGGAGCCCGCCGAGCCGCCGTCCGATTGGGCGCGCTATGTCAAGAATTCGAAGATCTGGAACGTCTCCCGGCTATGGCAGCTTAACGGGCCGGTAGAGCCGCAGACGTGGGAACGCCTCACCATCCTGAACTCCAACCCGGTTCCGCAGATATGGCGCATGCTTGGCGGCAAGCTGGCATTCTATCCAAACGATATCAGCGAAACGATCCGCTACGAATACGTCTCGAAAAACTGGATCGCGCTTACAGGCGGCACGACCTATGCCGAAACTTGGGCCAACGACACCGACACCTCCCGCTTCCCGGAAGACCTTCTCGAGCTTTCGCTGATCTGGCGCTGGAAACGCGCCAAGGGTCTCGACTACGCCGAGGAGCTCGAAAACTTCGAGAGGGCCAAGGAGTCGGCGATCGGTGCCGACCGTGCCGCAGCGCCGATGGATATCTCTCTGCCGAACCGCGGACAGGTTCCGGATAACTACTGGCCCGGAACGATTGTGGTGCCTGGCCCATGACGAGACAGCCCGCTCGCGTTACGCCGCGCACCGCTCGCGTCTCACCCAGCAAGGATTGGATCGCGCCTATTGGTGGCTGGCGAACCGATGTTGAGATGGCGGACATGCCGAAGGACGCGGCGTTCCTACTAGACAACTTCTTCCCGGAAGCAAACCGCATTCGTGCGCGCTATGGATCGAACGCTTTCGCAACCGGGCTCGGGGCAGAGGTCGAGACGGTTATCCCGTATGTCGGGGTGAGCAACCGGCTCTTTGCCGCTGCCGGCAGCAAGATATTCGACGTGACGGCTGGCGGTGCAGTCGGTGCCGCCGTCGTGTCCGGTCTTTCCAGCGCCCACTGGTCTGTCCAGCAATACACCAACCCGGCGGGGCAGGAGTATCTGCGCCTCGTCAACGGGCTCGATCTGCCGCTGCTGTACAACGGCACGACATGGACCAACAACATGCTGGTCGGGACTGCCACGCTTGCCACGCAGAACGTTGCTGTGAAGGCGGTCCAATATACCCTGAGCTTCTTCGGAACCGGCTCCGTCACGCTCTCGGGGGCGTTTGCAGGCGTCTTGAACGGCACAGGCGTTGGCAACCGCGTCACGCTGACGTTCACCCCGGCCGCGGGAACGCTCACTCTCACGGTGGCGGGTTCCGTGACGAACGCGCAGTTGGAAACCGGCGCCACCGCAACGCCTTATGTCTCATCGACGATGATCACCGGCATTTCGGACTCGTCACTCTTGATCGCCCTCACGGCCTACCGGTCTCGCCTCTGGTTCATCGAAAAGAACTCGACGAACGTCTGGTATCTCGCGACGGATGCTGTCAGCGGTACAGCCACGGTGCTCCCGGTCGGCGGCAACATGAAATACGGCGGCACGCTGGTTGCCATCGGGGTCTGGACGATCCCCGTTTCCACCGGCCTGCAGCAGTGCCTTGTTCTCATGTCGTCTGAGGGCGAGATCATCGTATATCAGGGCTCCGACCCGTCCAGTTCGACGAACTGGGGATTGCTCGGCACGTTCAAGCTCGGGCGGCCGCTCGGAACCGATCGATGCTTCCTGTCCGTCGGTGCCGATCTCGCCATCATGACCACTGACGGTATCGTGCCGATCACCAAGGCCGTGCAGCTCGATCGAGGCGCAACGAGCCTCGGGGCCATCACGGCGAAGATCGGCCCGACCTGGCGCGAGACCGTGGCGACTGCCGGCACCACCTCGGACGAATGGCAACTCGCGAGCTTCCCATCTCGTCAGATGGCAATCGTCAATCTGCCGTCGTCGCTCGGGCCGTATCAGTTCGTCATGAATACCGAGACAGGGGCATGGTGCCGTTTCGTTGGGCTTGCTGCCTCCTGCTGGGGAACCTGGCGGGACCGGCTGTTCTTCGGCGCGGCTGACGGGACGGTCTACGAAGCGGAAGTCGGGGCCAATGATAACGGCGCTGCGATCGATGCTCTCATGGTCGGGGCTTGGAACCGGTACGGCGAAGACATGGCAACCAAGTTTTCGAAGCTGATCGGCGTCACGGGACAGATCGGCGTCTCGACCATGATGTATGCCGGGATTTCGGTGGACTACCAGACGAAGATCCCGACCGCGCTCCTGTCATCGGTCGAGAACAACGCCGCGGCGAAGTGGGGCACCGCCATTTGGGGAGTGTCGAAATTCCCGGGCACCTCGTTTGTACGGAAGTTTGCTTCCGCCGGCGGCGCCGGTTCAGCGCTGGCGCCGACAATCCGGGCTCTGATCTCCGGCGCGTCCGGTTCTGTGTCTGAAGCGGCGGTTATCGGCGGTTCTGTCCTCTACGAAAAAGGTGCTCCGATTTGATCGTCACCGAGCCTCGCGAGGATATCGCGGCATGGGTCGGCGGCAAGATTGGGGTGACATTCCATCCGCCCTTTACGGCCATTGCTCAGGTTCAGGGCGGTCGGATCATCGCGGGCTATGTGTTCAACGTCTGGACCGAGCACGATGTCGAGGTTTCGCTCGCGGCTGATCGGCTTTCCGTCACGCTGATGCGGGCGGCTTTCCAGTATGTCGTCGAGCAACTTGGGTGCCGACGAGCGACGTTCAGGACTCGTGCGGACAACGCGCAGGCCCAGAAGGCGCTCGACAGGCTCGGCGCGCGTCTGGAAGGGCGCCAGACGGCTTACTTCGGCGATTGCGATGCGCTGCTCTACGGAATTTTGAAAGAGGACTTCCCCTATGGTCTCCACGCCTAAGGCGCCGAAAGCGCCCGATCCGACACAGACCGCAGCGGCGCAGACGGCCACGAACGTGGACACCGCCATTGCCAATGCGGGCTTGAGCCACACCAACCAGTACACGCCCGACGGCTCGCTGGAATACAAGGTCAGCGGCTACCAGACGATGACCGACCAGAACGGCAAGACCTATCAGCTACCGACCTATTCGGCCTATCAGTCGTATTCACCGCAGAACCAGGCGATCTACGACCAGTCACAACAAACCCAGCTGGGGCTGGCGAAGCTCGCCAACCAGCAGACGGCCAAAGTCTCCGGCATCCTCGGAACGAACGTCGATCTCAGTTCGGGGAACGTTGACAAATACGTCAACGACCATTGGCAGGGGGGCTTCAACAACCAGTGGGACAGGGATCAGGCAAGCCTTGATCAGAGCCTGGCCGATAAAGGCATTTCGATGGGTTCTGCGGCCTACAATAACGCCATGCGGGACTTCAGCACGCGCAAACAGGCGGCGTCGGATCAATACCTCGGCGATATGTATTCCAACGCTCAGAATTCGATCCTCACTGAGCGCAACCAGCCGCTGAACGAGATTTCGGCGCTGATGTCGGGATCGCAGGTCAACCAGCCGAACTATGTGAATTCGCCAACGACGCAGCTTCCCACTGTCGACCAGGCCGGCTTGATCAATGAGAACTATAATCAGCAGATGGGCGCTTATAACCAGCAAGTGGCCAAGTCTAACGCCGCCATGGGCGGTCTGTTCGGACTGGGATCGTCGCTGCTCGGCGGCTGGGCAATGTCCGATCGCCGGCTGAAGCGCGACGTCCATCAGATCGGCGTCACGAGTTCTGGCCTCCCCATCTACGATTACAAATATGTCTGGGGCGATGACCGGCACGTCGGCTTCATGGCCGATGACGTGGAGGCGATTGCTCCTGATGCCGTTGCCGAAGGTCCAGGCGGGTTCAAAATGGTCAACTACGCGGGAGTGCTGTGATGGGCTTCATCTTCGGCGGGGACACCGGCCAGTCCCAGGCAGACGTCACCGACGCGCGCAAGCGGCTCGCCGCGGCAATGCTTCAGCAGGGCACCGACACTAGCCCCATCAAATCCCCGTGGGAAGGTGCCGCCCGGATGGCACAAGCCCTCATGGGTGGATTGGCGATCAGGCAGCAGGGCGAGGATCAGCGCGCCGCCGACGCTCAGGTGATCTCTGCCATCACCGGCCAACCCTATACTCCGCCTGAAAAGCCGGCCGGGCTCCTGTCGTCGATATTCGGTGGCGGCAACAAGCCGTCCACTCCAGGCGCCACCGGCTCGTCCATGCCAAAGGTGGATGCGGCCGGCAATGTCGCCATGGCCTCGACAGGCGGCGGTCTGCCGAGCTCGTTCCTGGCTGCCGTCGACAAGACGGAGGGGGCAGGAGATTACGATACCCTGTTCGGCCACGCTCAAAAGAATGGCCCCTTTGCAGGCACGGCTATCTCGCAGATGCCGATCAGGGACGTGTTGGCCTTCACCGACCCGAGCGGACCGTATGCCCAGTATGTCAAGGACAAGGTTGGTCGTGTAGCAACTCCAGTCGGGAAATATCAGACAGTCGGCACGACGTTGCGGAACGCAGTTGGTGCCCTGGGCCTTGATCCGAATGCGCCGTATGACCAAGCCACTCAAGATCGGGTCGCATCCTATCTCGCCCGCCAGCGCATCGCATCGGCCGACACACTGCCGGGGAAGATCCAGGCGCTGCGGGCGGAATGGCAGGGGTTCAAGAACGTTCCCGATGCCGAAATGGCGCAAATCGTGGCCGACCTTCAATCCGGCGCTATGGCACCCACTGGCGGTCAAGTCGCAAGCGCAGCTCCTGCGCCTCCGCTCCAGCCGCCGCCGGTGAATGTTCAGCCTGCGGCGCCGACGCCCGCTTATGTCGACCCGAGGGTAACAACGGCCGGCCGCCCGGATGCGCCTCCAGTGCCTACCGCATCCGCTCCCAGCGAAGTTGCAAGCCTTGACCCATCGATCGGCATTCCCATGCCGGGTGCCGCAGGGCAGATGCGCGCCTCCGATCCGGCACAGGTCATGCCGCCACAGGGAGCCCCACAGGCTGCGTTGTCCCCATTGCCCACGTCGACAGTCGGACCAGCGCCGAACGTTGCCAGCGTGCCCTCTCTGTCTCAAGACCGTTCAGGCGTTGGCATGGGCGGCGATGTTCCGGGGCAGGGCTATTTCCCTCCGGCACCAACTGGAGGCGGTCAACCCGCATCCCCTCAGCAGATCGCACAGGCGCAGCACTCGGGACAGGCACGTCTCGCTCAGGCGCTGGACAATGCACCCCAGCAGGCACAGAACCCGATGGCGAACCCGCGCGTTCAAGCGCTGGTGCAGGCCATCACGAATCCGAACGCATCGCCCCAGGTCAAAGCCATGGCGGCACAGCAGTTGCAGATCCTGACGAAGCCGCCTGAGTATGGGTTTGAGACGCTGCCCGATGGGACAGTGCTCCGCAGCGACCCGCGCACCGGCACGCTCACGCCAGTTTATCGTTCGGAAATGTCGCAAGCCGATCGAGCTAAGCTCGATTTTGATCGCGAGAAATTCCAGCAGGAGCAGGCAAACCGCAACACGCCGACAGCGACCGAGCAGGCCAATATCGATCTCGAGCGAAACAAGTTCGATCTTGAGAAGAACAAGCCGGTGGTCGTCCAGTCTGGCGAAACGCTGTTCAGCCCCGGCCAGGAGCGCGTCGTGTATCAGGGCACCGGCTATAAGCCTGAAGACGTGTCGAACCTGCGCAAGGAGGTCCAAAACCTTCCGACCTACAAGAGCTATCAGCAGGCAGCACCGGTTTTCCAGTCGATGATCGACACGGCCAAGACAGACAGCAAGGCTTCCGACCTGAATCTTGTTTACGGCCTGGGCAAAATCATGGACCCGAACTCGGTTGTCCGTGAAGGCGAAATGGTCATGGTCAACAACACGGCGAGCCTGCCGGACTGGTTCTCGGGAATAATCAACAGCGTCAACGGTGGCCAAAGACTCACTCCGGAGACGCGCCAGGCAATCCTTGCCGAGGCGCGCAGCCGCATGGGCGCCTATCGGGGAGCACTCGACAACGACATCGGTCAGTATCGAGGCATCATCAGCCGGCGCGGTATGAACGAGGCCGACGTGCTGCCGACCCTCGGGGATATCGCAGAAGTGCCGAGCCTGACGCCGCCGCCTGCGGCGGGCATAGGTGCGCCGCCGGAAGGGGTGCCGGCTGATGTATGGGGCGCAATGACGCCTGCGGAGCGTAAACTATGGCAGAAATGACACCTGAACAGCAGCAGGCTCTGGCAATCGCGTCCGCGCGGCTGAGGCTTCAGAGCCAGCAGCAAGGACAGCCGGCCGATGATGCCCTTTCAGTCGCCAGAACGGGCGTCGGCGGTCTCATCGAAGGTATTCCAATAGTTGGGCCGATGATCCGCGGCGGCACCGAGCGGGCTGCAGCGGCGACGCTCGCGGCGTTCTCGGACGAGACCTACGATCAGGTAATGGATCGCATCCATGAAGCGAACAGGGCCGAAAAAGAAGCGAACCCGATCGTCGACAAGGGTGCGCAGATAACCGGAGCCGTTGCCGGGACTATTCCGGCAATCATGGCTGCCCCTGCCGCGTTTGGAGCAGGCAGCGGAACTTTGCTCCTGCGTTCGGGTATCTCTGGGTTGACGGGCGCTACCATTGGGGGCGCAGATGCAGGAGTTCGCTCTGAGGGTGACGCGGAGAAGATCAAGGAAGGGATGATGCTGGGCGGCCTCTTTGGCTTGGGTGGTCCCGTGGCCGGAAAGGTCATTGGGGCCGGCGCCAGGTCGCTTATCGATGCACTCCGCACGCGCACGGCGGCGAAAGTAGCGGGTATGGACCCGCAGGCGTTCGGTTACTTCCGGCGTGCGGTCACCGATGACGGTATCGACGCGTCGACGCTGCCCCGCAAACTGATGGAGATGGGTCCCGATGCTATTCCGGCAGACCTTGGACCTAACCTTCAGAAGCAGGCCGGCGCGCTTGCGGCGACGCCCGGGCCGGCGCAGACGACGATTCGGACCACGCTCGCCGATCGTGCCGCGGGCGCCAATGCCCGCATTGGTCAAACGATCGACGAAACGACGGGTCGAAACATCGTCCCATCGGAGATCCAGGCAGATATCGCCGTAAACCAGCATGCTCATTCGCCGCTCTATCGTGAGGCATTCCGCGAGGCCACGCCGTACAATACCGAGCCAATTGCATCGGCGCTGGAGGCTGACATCAGCCGGCTTCGCGGTCCCGCTCAGGCGCGGTTGCGGCAGGTTAGAGGCATGCTGAACATCGCGGATTCCAATGTTCTGTCGACCGATCCCGCCGTGATGTTCCAGACCCGGCAGGCGATCGACGGCCTTTTGAAGACGGAAGTTGATCCGAAGGTGATCTCCGCACTGGTGGAAGCTCGCCAGATGCTCGACGACGGCCTCACCCGCGCCGTCCCGCGCATCAAGGAGCTTGATGCGGGTTACTCCGAACTCGCCCGCCAGGACGAGGCCGTGACACGGGGTCAGCAGGTTTTGGATAGTGGCCGGACCGCGCCACGGCCATCCGAGCTTGCCGCAGAGGTGGAGCAAGGCGTCCAGCCGCAGGGCATGCAAATCGGGCCATCTGCGGTCCCCCTGCGGCTGTCTCAGGGGGCCAGAGCCGAGATTGACCGCATAGTCGGCACCAACTCCAACGATATCGTCGCCATGAATAGGCTGATCAAGGGAGAGGGCGATTGGAACCGCGCGCGTCTCGCAACCCTGTTCGGTCCAGAGAAGGCGGAGCGGCTGTTCAAAGTGCTCGATAATGAGAGCGTTTATGCCGATACCGCCAACACAGTGACCCGCAACAGCGAAACCGCGGCGCGCCTTGCAGCTCAGAACGAGCTGGGTGGCGGCGGTGGAAATTTTGGTGTCAAGGAAGCATTCAAGGCCGGCGGCTTTCTCGGTGCAGCGCGATCGGCCGCTATCGACAAGGTCGACGACATCGTGAAGGCACTGATGTCGAGCAACACCGGCAACGTCACCCGCGAGAGCCTGGCACGGGCTCTTATCGGCGAGCAACGAGAAAAGCTGGTCGAAGGGCTGATGAGAGCAAAGGGAATGGGAACGACGCCGACCTTAGTCGATCCGGTCGTCAAAGCCCTGCTTCTGAACGCCGGTACCGCGCGGACGCGATGACGGATCGACCCAGCAAATAAGCAAATAGAGGCCGATCACATATAGGACGCCGGCGATAACACCGCCGTTGTAATCTTCACCAACGACATATCTCAGCGCGTCAACGCCCGACACGACTGCGTATAGCAATACGCTCGTCGCGACGATGCAGGCGATTTGTACGACACGGATCATGACGCAACCAATACTACACCATTGATGGCCTCGCAATTCGCGGGGCCGCTTCTTTTTGGAGAAGGTGAATGCCCAGAAACCCATCAACCGGCGTTTATTCCAAGCCCGCCGGGACGACGCCCTCTGTCGGTCAACTTATCGACCCGGTGCCGTGGAATGCGCTGACCACCGACCTCGGCAACGAAATCACCAACTCGCTGCCTCGCGATGGTTCGGCGCCGATGGTCGCGCCAATCAAGGCGGCCGACGGCTCCGCTGCAGCGCCGGGCGTAGGGTTCGCCTCAAATCCGTCGACCGGTATCTATCTAAAAGCGGCCGGCATTGGCGCACTGATCGCTAGTGGCGTGGAAATAGCGAACTGGTCTGCGTCCGGCCTCGCTGTTACCGGTGCAGTCAGCGGCGGCGTCAAATATGCTACCAAGAACGCCAACTATACTGCGGTGGCCGCTGATGCGGGGACCGTCCTTCGGTTCACCGCCGGAGCCACCCTCACGCTCACAGCTGCCGCGACGTTGGGGGCGGGATGGTTGGTGAGAGTGGTTGCCAACGGCGGCGCTGTTACGGTCGATCCGAATGCTTCTGAGACAATCAATGGGCTGGCGACCCTCACTGTAGCGGACGGAACGACGGCTGATATCGTTTGCGATGGAGCCAATTTCTTCACGGTTTTGCAGACGCAGACATGGGCATCACTCGGGGCAACGTTTAGCAAGGGCACCGCCGGCTATTTCAAGCTGCCGGACGGCCATATCGTCCAGTATGGTTTGGGAACGAATCCGGGGAACGACCACACAGTGACAATGCCTATTGCGTTCCCGACCGCGTTTAGAGCTGGCCTTGTTGTAGCGCAGAGCGGCGCGATCCCCGGCGGCAACTCCCTCCCTTATTCCTGCGATGTTGCCTCGCTGTCCGGACTGAATATTCGTCCGCGTTTCGCCAACAACGGCGGATCCGTTGGCGTCGCCTCTCAGAATTACTATTGGATCGCTGTGGGGTATTGATCATGAAGTATGCAATCTTTGACGGAAACGGGCTGCCGACCGCGTTCTATTCGCCGGAGGTGCACGGCGACGACATTCCGACTGAAGCAATCCAGATCACGGATGAGCAGTGGCACGAATTCATTGACAATAACGGGCTGCGTAAATGGGTTGCTGGTGAGGTAGCTGAGTACGCGCCCCCGCCACCGACCCCGCCGCCGGTTACAAGCGTTTCGGCGAGGCAATTCAAGCTTCAGCTTTTGTCGGCCGGCCTTCTCGATCAGGTCGACGCCTGGATTGCCACACAGTCGAAGGCTGTGCAGATCGCATACGAATATTCCGGAACCTTCGTTCGGACGGAGCCTATGATGGCGGCCGGGTTTGCCGCCATGGGGTTCACGGAAGAGCAGATCGATGCATTCTTCGAAACGGCGGCTCGGCTGTGATCAAGCCCGTCGCCCGCTATCTCCTCTATCTCCCGGCCAATCTTTTCTTCGTGGCCCTGGCCTATCTGCTGTCGCCGGTGTTGGCCGCAATATCGCTGCTGACCGGCGCGCGGCTGCCTGGCGCGCTGCAGTGGTTCTCGACGCTCGACGCGGATCTCGACGGCGGCGTTGCTCAGGGCGTCAAAGGCTATAAGGCCGACTTGCGCGGCTGGCGACTCTGGTGGCAAAGGGCGTGCTGGATCTGTCGAAACCCGGCCCACGGTTGGCAATCCGAACTGCTCGGGATGCCGGCGGATGGCAGCGTCATCGTCCGCCAGGTCATCAGCGAACCCCCTAAAAATCAGTGGTACGTCATGGAGACGGCCAAGGGTGTCCGCTTCTTCTGCTGGAAGCGAGATCAGCCGCTCATCGGCGGCTTTTATCTCAAACTCTGGTTCGGCTGGGTGAACAAGTCCTACGACGGCCGGAATCACCACTACGCATTCCAGGTCGGCCCGAAGCGCCGGTCGTAACCACTCCTGACAATTCGGAGATATCCATGAAACTCGCGTCTGATTGGCGGGAGGTGCTGCGCTATGCGTGGTCCGTCCGGCTGATGGCGTTGGCGTTCCTGCTCATCATCCTGGAGCCGGTTGCTTCGACGCTGCTCGATCTCTCCGCCGGTTGGTCGCCGGTCATCCGCATCATTCTTTCAATAATCAACGGCCTTGTCCTGGCCGGAGCGATTGTCGCGCGCGTCGTCGCGCAGAAAGGGCTTTCCGATGGCAAATAGATTGAAGAAGGGTAGTGCTGCGGCTGCGATGGCCGTTGCCCTCGTCGGAAGCTTCGAAGGGCTGCGCCAGAACGCCTATCCAGATCCTGCAACGCAGGGCCAGCCCTGGACGATCTGCTACGGCAGCACGAACGGCGTGAAGCCAGGTGACCGCAAGACGGTGGAGCAGTGCAAGGCACTCTTGGCGCTGGAGCTCCAAACTTATGCCGCTGGCATCGAGAAGTGCGTCACGGTCCCGCTGCCCGATGCGCGCTTCGTCGCCCTCACGTCATTTGGATACAACGTCGGCATCAAGGCCGCCTGCGGTTCGAGCGCAGTCAAGCTCATCAACCAGGGCAAGACCGCTGAAGGCTGCGAAGCCCTCCTGAAGTGGAACCGCGCGGCGGGGATCGTCTTTCCGGGCCTCACCCGTCGCCGGCAGAAGGAACGTCAGTTCTGCCTTGAGGGCATCTGATGTTCGGTTTTCTCGATGCGCTCAAGATGGGCGTCGGCGTCGCTGCCGGTCTGCTGCTCTATCACCTCTATGCCGTTTCGATCGGCTATCCATCGGCAGCCCGCGAGGCGCGCGCCGGCTATGTCCTGCTGGCCGAGAAGACCGCAGCCGACGCCCGTGCCGCCGAAATGGAGCGCCAGCGGAACGCCGCCGCATGGGCGAACGAAGAGCACCGCAAGCGCCTCGAAGCCTCCCAGGCCGCAGAGCAGGCGGCGAAAGACACCCTTGAGAATGAGATCAAATCTTATGAGCTTCAACTCTCCGAGAAGAACCGCGCTTGCGCTGTCACTGCTGCTGATCGTCAGTGGCTGCTCCGCCACTGAGCGCCTGAACACGGCGGCGGTGACGAAGGGGCAGGCGGCGGCCGGCATTGCGCTGCCACCTTTGCCCGATGATCTCCGCAGACAGGAGGCGCATGCGCCCGTCGTGGAAGGCGAACCAGTCATCGCCATCCTCGCCCGCGAACGGCAGGCGCTCGACCGGGCCAACGCCCGCCAGAGGCGCGCCGCTGATTTTTACGACGATATCAGAACGAAATACGAGGCAATCCGACAATGACGAGTGCACAAGGAGACCGGCAGGCGGCGGTCCGCGGCTACACGGACACAGCGTTGAACTATGAAGGTGATTGGTCCGCGCTTTTTGATCAAGTCGGCATTCCAGCCGATGGCGGCTTCAATGGGCGGCTGCTCGCCTGGATCAATGCTGCGCTCGGCACAAGCTATACCGAGATCAACGGCGCCATGGCGGCCTATGCCGCATCTGCCGGCGCGACAAACTGGTCGAGCATGGACACGGTACCGAGCGGCGGCGGTGGCCCTGTCGACCCCGACCGCTATATGTTCTTTGCGACCCGCAACCGCATGCCGTCTGGCTCTGCCACGCTGACGGCAGCGAGTGGCACGAATTATGTGTGCAGCAAAATCATCGTCAACACGCCGCAGTATAAGACGCGAACCTTCCGCTTCCACCTCTCCGGCTTCGCTTCGACGGAAGGCGGCAACTCGCCGCAGGAAACAATCGTTACCGGTACGATCGGCACGCCTGGGAATTCGGTCCTTGTCGATGCCATGTATATGCGTGTCGGTTCCACCTTCACGCAACTACAGTTCGGCGGCTCCAACACGGTATCGGTTGTCGACCAGACGAACGGACAATGGACGGATGCCATAACCGTCGCTGACGTTCCGGCAGAAAGCGCCATCGAGCTGTGGACGTTCTATCATACCGCCGTCGGCGAGAAGATCTGGCCTGTCTACCGCATCCAAAAGGAGCGGGGCGAACGCATATGGGGCGCCAGCGACCTTTCCACACTGCTCGCTTTCAAGGACACTCCGCTTGCGGACAGCACCGCAGCGCTCGATACAAGCTACGGGCAGCAGGCGCAGCCGCAATATTATGGTCCGGACTTCATGGTCGCCAAGGGCGATTGGGATGGAAGGCCCGTTGCGCTCGCCTTCGTCGATAGTCTGGGCGAGGCGAGACAGGAGTTCAGCGCCGCCGCCGATACCCGCGGCAATCTCGGCTGGTTCCGGCGTTGGCTCGATAAGGCCGGCGGTATCGGTCGAATCCCCTATCTGATGGTCGGCGTTCCGGGAGCGGGATCTGTCCGAGAATATACCGGTTCCGGCTCTTCTATCGCCACGAGGCGACGGGATATCATCCGGGAAATCATCGCCTTCAACAACAACAAATGGCCTTTCACCGTCGTTGCAAACCAACTGGGCCAGAACGACACGTCGACGTCCTACACCACGTGGTTCAACACCAACTACAGGTCTCTGGTGACCCGCATCCGCGCCGAGTATTCCGGCGTCAAGATTGTCGCCTTCCCGCCGCTCGGGCGCACCACATCGGCGCGAACCGTTACTCTCACGTCGGTCGGGACCGTGGTGACTGCGACCATTGCCTCTGGCATCAACGGGCTGGTGACTGGTCAGACCGTGTCGATCGCCGGCGCTACGCAGACGGAATATAACGGCAACGTGGTCATCACCGTCACTGGGCCAACGACGTTCACCTATAATTTCGCAGGCTCTGGAACGTCGCCGGCGACAGGAACGATAACGGCCGGTGATCTCTATCTCCGGGCGGAATATCAGAGCTTCTCGGCCAACAACACCTGGCCGTCCGACGGAACGGACGCCTCGGGCAAATGGCGCCTGCGTGACGATATCCTGGCAAAAACCTCTTCATGCTGCGACGACGCGATCGACACCTATTCGGCTTGGGTATCGCCATCGCGCGGGGGCGTCTGGCCTGGCATGCTGGAGTTGTCGAGCACCACACTGACGCAGCAGGCGGGGACCGATGGCGTCGCGACCTATAACCAGATCGTCGTCGCGGATGCGAGCATCTTCCGGCCTGAGCAGAGCCTCAACATCTATTCCGGCCCTGATGGAATAGCGCGCCTCAGCACCCAGACGATTGCCAGCATTTCCGGCAATACGATCACCTACCAGGGCTCCACGGCTGTTGTCCTCCCGGTCGGTTCCGTGGTTCGCCCCGGCATCAGCACGGATGGTGTCCATCCCTGGGGGGCTATGATCGACCGCATCGTGGCCGGGATCGCGCAAACCGAAAAGTCAAAATTCGTAGTTTAGAGGCATAGGCATGAACACATCCGACTTCGACCCGCGCCTGCATCAGCAGCTCGGCGAACTGCTTGCAGAGGTCCGCAATCTTCGGGATGCCTTCCGGCAGTCCGAAATCAAATCGGACACCAGCCGATCGCAGATGCACGGCCGGCTTGACCTTCTGGTCGACCGGGTCGGCAAGGTCGAAGGGACCGTTGCCGCAGTGCAGGAGGATATCTCGGAAATGCGGCCGGTGACCGACGACGTCCGCCGGTGGAAGCTGATGGGGCTGGGAGCGCTGGGGATCGTCGGAATAGGGGCGTCGGCGCTTACCTTCATTCTCACAAAGTTCGGCACGGCGGCAATGGCGTGGGTGACGGGCCGGTGAGGTGGCGGCCTTCGGGCACTGGCTCAGTGAGAACAGCAAAGCCGCACTATCAAAGCGGCAAGTTGATTGCCCTCAATGATCGCGTAACGATGGTTGCCAGTGCGAATGAGGATCTCGATCGCCGGGAGCTCGTCGATGTGCTCCCCCGCGTATTCAATAGCTGCTTGCAGAGAGAAGAACTCCTTGTTCGCAGTGCCGGGGAGCCAGCTATGAACCGTGATAGGAATGGCGGTCGAACTTATTAGCATCTTTTACTCAGGCTACGCCGACACAAGTTAAACGAGAGCGACATATACCTGTTTTCAACCTGCCCAGCCACATCTGGGGCTAAATCTGGTTACCGATCGGTTGAGAGATTCATTGCAGTTTACGCTAGCCCTGAAAAGAAAACCCCGCGACTGCGGGGATCAGGAAGGGGGGTGTTTTCTAGGCAAGCGTGTTTTGCGCTGCAATAATTTAGTTCGCACAACTTACATGGATTTGCAATAAATATTACTTTATAGAGTCTATTTGCCCACGGATTTGTTGTCATCTCAAGAGGTTATTGCCTCTGTTTTGCTCGAAAATAGAAATTGACTTCAGTATTTCGAGTAATAGTTTGTATCATTCGGAGGGCCGCTCAGCGATCATTTGCTTAACCCCAAGCATTGAACTCCTGTGCGCTGAGCGGCCGTCCAATCTCATGTGATCGAATGCGCACTCCCCAATTATTGTTCGTCCAATTCATTGAGAGATGGTGCAGCATAGGGTGCCGGTTCGGCGATGCCCGTCATTGCTCGCTGTGGATCAAAAAGAAGCCCCGCTGAGACGGGGCCATTGCTGGAAAGGACGGACCGCACAGGAAGGAAGGGAAGCGGACAGCCCCGGTATGGGGCCACCTGTGCGATCCTTTTCGTCTAACAATAGACAATCGCAAAAGTTCCGGGGCTGATCTAGATTTGCTCGCTAATCGCACAATTGTCGGGTAGTTGCGCTGCCGACGTTAATGCGGCGCGCATAGTGACCGAGGCTAATAAGCCCGATTTACCCGTGAGGGTCTTTGTGTACCTCGCCGGGTATATGGCTATCAATTGCCTCAATAAGCGCCGCGGGCGACGATTCACCGGCGAGGACCTTATCGATAGCAATACCCATGGCCTTTTGGCCTTGAATGCTTTGCATTGGAACGTGACGGGCTCGGCACCAATGTTTAACGGCATTGGTGACCAGTTCAACACCATGATCGTCGAGATAAAGGAGACTCAGCAGCGACATAACCTGCTCCTCCGTCAAGATTAATCGCCTATGGATTCAGATAGGTTCTCGACGCGTCTCTTCAAGATGCTTCGTGAGTGGCAACCGCGGAGGCGAGCAGGATCTGGTGGCCTTCCAAGCTGCTGATCGTGCCGCCGGGCGGCGAGGGCTTCTAAATCACAAGCCGCGTCAGGGCATCCTCGTCCTTTACCCCGTGCTGAAAGGACTGGATGATCCGTCTGGCCAGTTCATCACAATCGTCATCTGTTGTGACATGTCGCACCGATCTGACGTGATCGTACACCCTCTGGCAGAGGGCAACTTCTTCGTCGCTCAGCACGTTTTGCATGTCGGCAATTTTGGATCGGATCATGATCGCCCTCATCACCCCTGGAATCAGGATAGGGCGGAACGACGTTCCTTCAAGCGCTGGAGGTTCGGTCTGCGGATCAGTCGCACCAGTCGTCACGCGCAATCGCCACCTCAGCCAGAAGTTCCTTCAGCAGCCGTGATTGCTTCGCCCCGTGGAATTTTTCGCATCATATCGAGCAGCTTTTCCATGTGTTCTCTGGCCTGCTCGCAGCCCCCTATTAGCGCGCTTCTTTGATCGCGGTCATCGACGGCGTGCGCCGCCATTTCCACTAAGCGGATCTGGTCTCGCAGAAGATTTGCGTGATCGATAAGGTCGATACGATTGGTCATGGTCCCCTCGGTGATTTATCTGGCTACCGCTTCAAGCGTTGCCATCGACGTCCCCATCTTCGTCCAGCTCATGCACCGGCAGATAGGTGTTCGTCTCCATCCACTCCCGGATGATGTACCTGATCATGTCGTTTCGCGTCACTCCGGACTCGCCGGCCAGGTCGCGCAGCGCTTCCTCAACATCGTCGTCCATGGAGATGGCACCGGCATTGCGTAGTCGGAGCGCCGCTCGGCGCAACATGATCTGAAGATCTGCTCGCGAGATATCGGCGATCCGGTCGGCGGCGTCCTCTAGGATTGTGGCGGTGTCGGGCGAATACATGAATCTCCCTCTCTGAGACAGCCTTCATGTTCTTGCTCACGGAGCTAAAGGAGCCTCATGTTGCTGTGAGCCCAATTACATCCCGGCGTCAAACGCGGACATTGCTTAAAAGGCCTTTTAGATAATTCTGCTGCGACTTTTTCGCCTGATCTTGGAATTCGTATGACAAGTAAAGAAAATTCTCTACAGCAACGACGAAGGGCTTGTTTTTGTCGGGCGTTGATATTGCTGCGGCCTTATCGAGAATAGTGTTTATTGACCCTTCTAGACGCTTGTATTGGTCTGCGGTCTCGGGAATTTTATAGCTGACATCCAGCGCCGCGCGCTGGAAATCAAGAAGCGAGCTACGCAGACTATCCAACTCTTCCGGCGAAAGCCGGCGCTCCCCGGAAGATATCTTCGCAAAATTGGCGAGTACTGTATCCACGGTCTTGGCCGTCTGGTCAAAACTTTCCAAACGTGTCTGCACGCTCTTCCGAGCGTCCGAGCGGAAGTCGACGAAATCGCTCGTTACGATGCCGGCGAAAAACGCCAAGATGCTGCTGAGAGCGCAGATAACAAGTGTCCTGAGCGCTGGCAACTTATCAATTTCCTTTCACGGTGGCTTCGCTTTGCAATCCAGTTTTATCTGCAGTCTCTTTCAGGAGTTCGCAAGCCTGCGCCCATCTATCATAACCCAAAAGTCGAAGGTGCGTAACCACTTGCTCGCGAACAGGCACTATGCATGGATCGTCGATGGTTGCGGCGCTGTTGGAAACCTGCAAATTGCCAAGGAACGCGTCGGTGCAAGCCGCAGGACCAACAGTTATTGCCAGCGCCAGGAGTGCGCTCGCGACAAGTGGAGTGATGTAGCTGGAAACCAGTGAGAGCGTGCCCGGGGACTGGATATCAATTGCAAGATGTGGTGCGTAATCTGCGAGTTTCAAGAATGCTCCCGCGCCGAAGTCGTGGATGACTCCAGTTTTCCTGTCGACCTCACGAGTATTGGCCGCAACGAAGTTGAAGAACGCGGGGATCACAGAACCAGATGTCGTATCAAACTCTGCTGAGGTCACATCGAAAGTCGAAGAAAATCGTCGATTCGTATAGTAGTTCCTATAGGCAGCGTTATAGAAGACCGATCTTTCGCTTTCCGGAACCAGCAGGAGAGGAGTCGGCTTCCGAAAAGCTTCGATCATCCTAACCGGCATATCTACTTTATCCAAAGTCCCAATCCATTTGACACGTCTGACAACGATCGGATCGCCCGGATAGCGCTGAACGTAAGTCAGGAAGGCACCAGCCGCGTCGTCCACCAACTCGCCGATGTGGACCTTGCCGCCAAAATTCTGGGGAGGGACGATCACCAGGTCGCCCGCGCTGGCATCACTCAGATAGAATTTGAGTACGCGTAGCAATTGGCCCGTACTCGGATCGTCAGCGGCGTTGTCGTACTCATTTAGAGAAATATGTGGTACCCGTTCGGGATTTCGCCCAAAGTTATGCCAGGCGCGAATTTCCTTCGATCGCTGGATACGAGCTATAAGCTGCTCATCGTGTATATCGACACGCTCATCCCGAAGAAATAGCCCCGGTAGTTCTGCACCAACCACAGAGAGTTCAATAAAGTCCTGAAATAGCCGGTAGTTGGCCCCCGGACGAGCCAAGGCGACCTTGTGATTTTCCGGGATTGGTTTGGTATTTATATCGATTAGCAAGTCTTTCCGTGCCCCAATGAATTGCCTGCGTTTTGTTACTGCTGAACTTATACGAGTTCAATCTTAAAATTCGCTTCAAAGTAATGCGGAGGTGGGCGTGGCGCTGCCGCGGCTTGGTTATGAGCTACCAACCGCCAGGTCGAGAGTGGGCGCTTCGGTTTCCACAAAGGCTTCCATCCGCTGCGCGGTCGTAATAGGAATAACAGTTGCCAGGGTAGCGTCTATAAGGAGTATAACCGCCTCCGCCGCAATTTCCGTTCGCGCATACCGCAGCCGCCGTCCCGACCAATGCAAGTCCCACAAGAACCGCGGCTGCTTGCCTTTGCTGAGCGACCATCTGCTCACATTCCAACATGCTCATCCCGCGTCGGTTTACTTCCGCCACGAGCTGGAATTGAAACGCTGGATCTCGCGTTTCCAGTGCCGTCTTGCAAAGCGCGGCTTTGCTCACGGCCGACGGCTTGTTGTTGAATTCAACCGGCGTCGTTGTGCAGCTCGCCAAGGCGAACGAAATCGCCACGACGCCGAAGCGTCGAGCTAACAGATACATTTTCACGGAAAACCCCTCAGTTGCCCAAGGGAAGCATCGCAGATTTCCGTTCGACGTCAAATTGCAAATTAATGTATCGTTAACGCAGCTTTAGGATGCAGGGCCGTCCTGCCCGTTCATTAAGGGCGCCGTTTTCCACCGTTTGCGCCATTGCGGACCACCGGCTTGTGGATCTTAGGCATCGCGAAACTCTTTGATGAACCTGACTTAGAAATTTGGACTTCCCTTCGCTACCCAAGGTGCCGAAACGAGGCTTAAATTTCATTGGAGATCGAAGATGACAGCGACTGCGCAGACAACTGACGGTGCGGCGCCCGCCCATGTATTAGCCGAAGTTGCGTCTATGTTACGCAGCGGTGACTATCAGGCAGCGCTTGCTTTGTCTGAAGCCGCGCTTTTGAGGGGCGAAACGCCCGCCGAGACGGCGCTTGACGATCCCGAGACGGACAAGGCCGCAAGGATCGTCAGCCCATCCTTGGATACCCTATCATTTGTCGAAAGACGCGCTATGGGAGGGGGGTACAACTACTGGGCTAATGTCCCGCCCGCCGCCTCTTACACAGAGGAATGCGAGATCGGTCATCGTCTAGCCGAGGAATTCATCAAGTTCATTGGGGCGTACCACAACTACGGAAATGCGACGCTGCTTGGATCGATCGTCGTCGATATGGAGAAGAATGGTGCCGCCCGGGGAAACAAGATCGGCTTCTTCAACACCATAAATAAATACGCGATGGGCGGCGCGTACTTGAAGCACGCAACTGAACTCAAGCCCGAGCGCCCTTGGGAAAAATGCCGCCGGTTAGGCCGGGAATTGGCGGGCGCTCTCAAAGCGACGGGAGAGGAGCAGTTTGCATATGTGGCGCCGGCCGAATCCAGATCGCCCACTGTCTTTTTCGGTCACCTGGACTACAGCCCTTTCGGGGAAGCGCCACTCGACCAGGCGCAGGATTTCAGTGCGATATTCTACGATCTAGTCAATCTTGTCGAACTCGCAGAAGCAGCTTTGGATATTCTGCGCGAAATGGATTACACGAGTGCAGATGGGACCCGGAACACGGAGCTTGATCGGGTTTCAGGGCTACAGCATATCCTGTGCTCAAACCTTGGCAGGCTTCGTGAGTCCGCGGCGATACTGGACGGACCAACGGCATGGGTGCCGGCGAGAAGCGTCTGATACGGCGATTGTCACTTTGCTTCTGTGACCTCAGGCAGAGGAACCGGCGCACCAACCGAGCCATTGATCAGCTGCATGACGTAGTCAGCCCAGGCGATCAGCGCGGCGCGTTTTTCCTCTGCATAATCGTAGCGATTGTAGACGGCTGCAACACCTTTGATTGATCCCGATCGGTGATTGATCACCGCCTCGACGACATGCACGGGCACGCCCAGTCGAGCCATTCCGCTCGCTGCTGTGCGTCTCAGGTCATGGAATGTCCATGGCTCGATCTCGACCTTGGCCGGGGATTGCCCGAGCGCTTCGGCTTCCTCCCTGGCAATCTTCAGCATTTCCGCATCTATATTGTTTTTGGCCCGTCCGTATCCTGAGACCTTCGTCACTCCCGTCGTCGTGAAGAGAAAAATGGGCTCTTCATCTTCTGCCGGCCGGATCTTTGGCAGAGCCTCGATTTCGCGCAAGGCTTCGGCGGCAAGAGCAACGTAATGCTCTTTGCGATTTTTCGCCCTTTCAGGCGGAATAACCCATTGCTGGTCGTTTCCTGCCAGATCCATCTCGGACCACTGGGCGCCAGAGACCTCACTACGACGCTGTGCGGTCAGGAGCAGAAGCCGGACCATTGGTCCAAAAGGATATCCGATGTTTCCGGATGCCAGCCATAGAAGCCTGACTTCGTCGTCCGCTAAAATCCGATCTCTGGTCGTCTCTTCGCTGGGCTTATCGATCTTCTTTTCCATTGGCGAGATGTCGATAATATCGCGCTGAACAGCCCAGTTGAAAAACTTCCGCAGCAGCGAGAGAAGCCGATTGGCCACGATAGGTGCGCGCTCTGCAACCTCGTCCAGGTGCGCGACAATCTCTTGCCTTTTGATGCTCTTCATTGTCCGTGTGCCGAATTTCGGCCGGAAATCCTTGTCGAAGAGGCGCTTCCTCTCTTTGATGGTCGAAAGCCGATTTTTCTTTTCGACGTATCGTTTAATGAACTCGTCGAGCGCATCATTCACGATATCGAGTTTGAGCGCCTTCTTGGTCGCTTTAGCAGCCGAGGGGTCTTTACTCTCCGAGACGTCGCGCAAAAGCTTTGATGCCTCTTCACGGGCCTTAGCCAATGGATAAAGGGGCAGGGGGCCGATCGTGAATTTCTTCGGCTTTCCCTCAAACCTGTAGCGGATCGCCCAGCTCATTACCCCGGACGGTTGAATGATTAGATACAGGCCGGGCAAACCGCCATCAGGTATTTCCTGCCGAACGTCCGACTTTTTCAGTGCTTCGATCGCGCGGACGGTAAGGGCTTTTGCCAT